ATCTTTATTCTGAATACCCATAATTCATTTATTTTTAAAATATAAGAAAGCCCCATATCTTCACAGACACGGGGCATCAACCTCTAAAAACAAGACATGAAACAATGTTTCAACATTGTAATATATAAAAACAGGCATTATTTCGCTTTTGCACCTTCAATATCATAGTACCTCTTCATCCGAATTGTTTTTGTCGGATCATCAAAACTAGGTAACTCAACCCATTCATAATCCACACCTTCGGTTTCTCCATCTTCATCAACTGTCCGGTTTCTTTCTTTCATCACAGAAGCATATTCCTGCATCATTATTTCAATCAAGGAATAACTGCTTTCCATTGTTTCCTTATAAGTCAATCCTAACGAATCATGCACTATAACTAAGAATCTTGCTTGACTGTATCCTGCCAACTTTGCAGATTCTTCTGAGCGGCTATTATCTCCGTCTCTCCCAATGGGCTCACGTTCTGAAGCATCGTGATAGAGTCGCAAAAAGGGAAGTAACCTATTCTAAAGAATATGGCATTGAGAAGTATTCGTATATCTTCCCATGTGGAATTATCTATAAGAACATTGCGAAACCATGCCGGTGGCTCCGACGGCTTATTATGAATGCCCAAACATACAATATCAAGAAGCAACTCTCCATACTTATCCATCATAACCGGAAAATCACTAGTCGGCTCATCAGACTTGACAATCATCTTATCAAGGTCTGCCGGATCTATTTCAAGCAAAAGAGGTCGCAACTTAAACCATGTCCTAACCGTTATCGGACGTATGACTATACTATCCCCGACTTCCTTTCCTGCCGGAATAGATTTTCTCTCGCTAAAATCAAATGGTATCTTGACTGGTTGCTCCGTTATGGAAGCCGACTCCAATTTAAACAAATTCTTTATGCTCATAAATTTATCCAAAGGGGCTATCCCGTTGTACTTCCGGGAAAACTCCATAATATTCGCGACTATTATAGAATTGTTTCGCCCCTATCCATCAAAAGTTTGTTTCTATAGGCGGACTCGAACCGCCGACCTCATTATACAATGCGCTCTGCCGACTGAGCTATATAGAACCATAGTTATTACTTGGATGCGGTTTTGGCCGCCTTAGCTTTAGGCGCCGCATCAGTAACTTCACGCATAAAGGCAGTTTTGGTTTCCCCTTTTTCTGTAATAGCTGCCTGTACGTACACACGAACCAATAACAACTCTGCCTGTTCTGCGCCCGGAGCCTGTGAAATCTTAGCTGCTATCTTACCATTGACAACAGTATAGACTACTTTCTTTCCTTTTTTGGGCAATGTTTCGCATTGGAATGTCTTATTGATTGACGGAATATCCGTAGGCTTATTCCAAACATCCTTTGGAGATAATTCTTCCCCTTTGTTAACGGTTCCACCGGCAAGCAATGCTATTGTATCATTACTTGGAGTAGGAATAGAGAACTCAATATAATCAGTGGTATCTTTTACAAATTCCACATATAATGGTTCGGTACTGCCTTCAATGTCTATCTTCACTTCCTTAGGGTCTGCAAAGTTGAAAGCAACACTACTTTTGGTGGGTAAGGGAAGTGTGGTAAAATCCGTTCCCGGCACTCCATCACCAACATCTGCAATTCTAATCGCGCCTACGCCCATAGCAATAGGCCTTACCGTTTTTGTTTCTGCCATAATCAATTATCCACTTTTACATTAAATCGAATATTAGTACACATAAATCCCTCTTTTAAATCCGGTATCGGAATACTTAGGAAATCCTCTATTTCTCTACAATTGCCATCATCACTATTTATCGAAGCAAGAGCCTTACGCACCATACGTTTTAACTCTTTCATACGTTGACGCTGATACATTCCATTATGCTTCAAAGGAACAAACACATTCACATTTACAGGGATTTTATTAATGAAATCCAACTCCGTTAATGATAGATGATTAATTACGATATGTTCGTCCTTAACACCGGCCTCAGATTTGTCTTTATATATGGCAATTCCAGTACCGGCAGCTTCTATCGCTTCATATACGAAATCTATTACATCAAATTCATCCATAAACTAGATTTTTTCAAATACCCTAATCAATGCCTTACGCAAATACTCCTGACATTGGATATATCCCGTAGTAGCCACATCTTTTCCTTTGGCTTCAACATGAACCGCATATTCCATACCGGCAACACCAATCAGTACGTAACTGCCTTGATAAGCCAAAGAAATATCTTCGGCCAACTGTCTAGCTTTGGAAATACCAGTATCACCGTCATTCCCTTTACCACTTTTCTCAAAGTTTTCAGAAACGGTTTCTCCATCCATAGCTATTATATAGCCTACAGAAGAACGAAGATTGCCTGTGCGGTCTGTATAGTTACCCGATTTACGGGCCACTTCTACAAATTTTTCTCCGGCAGCAGAAAGTAATTTAAAAATCCTTTCTTCTGCTCGTTCTTGGAATTTGTCAAACCAGCGGTCTATATCCGCATCCGAAAACAAAGGCGTCAGTCCTGATTTCATACATTTATAATTGAATGGGATTGATACGGTTCCCAGCAAATTATATCCACATCAACATTAAGAGAAGGAACTTGTAAACGCAAATATTTAACATCAATATCAGGACGGACTTTAGTATAGAAATAGCCATGTACTTGCTTTTCGTCGCCAAGGCTGTTTTTCTTCATAACTATACGCCCATCACTAACGGAATCATATCTTCCCTTTACTGACAGAGTTTTTGTTTCTCCATCAACCCACTCACCATTGACTAATTTTCCGCCAATTTCATAAGTTATCAAGGCAGTATGAGGATATCTAGTTACCATGCGTTCCTTGCCCTTCCCCTAATAATGATTTTCTTTCCTAATTTGGCAGCCTTTTCAGGCTCCCCGTTCTCAATATATAACTGCTTTGCAGTCTGTATATAATAAGAGCGGGGATGAGAGATAGATAACTTGTTTTCCGTGAAATCCGGAGAATTTATCAGCATGGCATACGTATCAGCGACACATAGACCAACTTGCTTTATATTATCAGTAGTACATTGTTCTTCGGGATTAATACCACGCTTTACAAATACTACCTTTTCCAAGAAGCCTTCCATATCTCCAATAGAGGGATATTCTAGTATCGTTTCTCTGATTGTTGCCATAACTGTATTATTCTTCGTCACCCGGTTCTAAGTTTTCATCATCCACTTCCTGACCCAAGAACTTAGCAGGAATATTATCCGTACCTTCTGTTGCTTCGTCTGACGGCCATTCCTTACCGTCAGCCTGCAAGATATACATAGCTTCCGGGTCATTGACTACAGGAATTGCATTAGCTTCAGCCTTGGTCCACTCCTTGAACGGCTCTTCAGTAGAGAATTTTGTAATCAAGATAAAGTCTTTCTTTACCATGATTGCTTTCTTCTTCAAAGACTCCGAATTTTCAGCCATAATAGGACCGTGCTGGATATTACCAACATTCAAATCCTCAAGGAAGCAAATACGATGCTTCTTCCATGGGCAAACAGTAGTACGTTTGTGGTTTGCATCTTCAATACGCACAGCCGGATTGATAGTAATAATCTGTGCCGGATTCTCCTGTTCTGCCAAATACTCGTTGATAACTTTTTTTGTAATAACAACCTTGGAGGTCTGATTAATCCAACCTTTAATTTTATCAATGGTAGCTTTCTGTTTCTTCAACAATGTAAAATCTGATGTCAGCATAATAATATAGCGCAAACTATTGCCTACTGCTGCTGCATCCGTCAGCACGTTTTCAATATCCTGCAAACCATCAGCTTTTGCTGCATCAGCCCAATCTGCAGAAGATTTCTTTCTATTCTTTTCCGGCATACCGCAGCCTACAAATTCAGTGGTTACAATACCGTTATTATTTTTCGCAGATAGGTTAAATCCTGCACGGCTCATATACTGCATAGACAACCATTCTACACGACCACGCACTGCATTATACACAAAATCCTGGTCTTTAAAAGAAAGATTCAGCAACTCCATTTGCTCTGCATCTCCTTGCGCATCACGTTCCAGATTCTTATATTCCTGATAGTCGCTTTCGTTCATGCCACGCTTTACAGCTATTTTTGGAATATCACCGGACATTTTGCTGATTACTTCCCGCGTCTTCTCCGGAGCGGAAGAATCAAAAGAAACGACATCGGCAATTACCGGAGCACCTTTCTCTCCAACCAATGTTTCCCATTTCAAGCTTGTAACTCTTTTGGGAGTAAAGAAATTAGGGTAATACATTGGTTTTACATGGCGCGAGTTTAAACGGGCGCTCATGTTTTTCTTGTTTACTTGTTTAATTAAACTTCTTTCCATAAATCAATTATGATTTCTTGTTTACGAATCTGATTAACGACATCAAAGCCTTCAAGCCTGCATCGATAGGGAAGGGCATATTACCTTCACTAATGGTTCCACGCACCATTAAGCCGCATGATTGGTTAGCAACAGTCAAATCAACTTTTGACAAGGTTATCACCAACTCAGATGAACTTGTAACAAGAGTTGCCTTTCCTGCCGTAGTCTTCTCTTTTACCCCGACCAATACTTGACCTACCTTTGCTGCGCCAATCTTGGCTTCAAGAGTAATAACATCATATCCGGCATTACTCTTATCTATGGCTGTAATCTTATCGGATGCACCTTTTAAGTCTCCTCCAACAGTAACAAAATCCCCAACAGCAAACAGATGGTTTTTATTGACTTTCACAGTCGTTCCCTCTGCTTCCAAAGCTTCTGTAACCAAAGCAGTCTTGATTACACGATATCCTCCATTTTCATCTTTGCCGACAACACAATATGGCGGCAATTCGTCCAATGGCATACCATCAAAAATCGCAGTTCTTAAATCAGCGCGAACAATGGTACCGCCACCGACAACATCCTCGAGCATTTTTATGACCGCAGGATGGTACTGAAATTCTTTTTCTTTCTTAAAAAACATAGCTACAATGGATTAATTATTAATCAATACCGAGACTGGCAACCCCGTTGGAATCCCCAGTACCCTCATCTTTATTCATGATTTCCAACCATTCCTTTTCTGTCCGGTCTTTGGGCTGTGCTACATACGGGCGATAATTGCCTGCATCCACTTCATCGGATATTGCGCTTTGGCGAATTTCCTTATATTCTTCTTGAAGCTCCTTAATTTGGTCTTCTACAGATGTTTCGGAATTTACATCAATACGCTTAAACCATTTTTCCGGCAACTTGGCTGTATCAAACAATGCCTTAGCAGACGCGTTTTTGCCGGAATCGGAAACGGTTTTTGTTAAGGTGGAAATATTATCCGTTAAGGTCTGGATTTGCTTTTGCTGGGCTTGAATCATCTTTTTGAAAGCAGGCGGAAGATCATCCAAATCATCATCTACATCATCGTCATCGTCGTCAACGACCGTTTTGTTTTTCTTCCCTTTTTTGCCCTTTCCCTCTATAGGCTTGCCATCTTTCAGACCATGCTTCTTTTCATATTCAGCAATAGCATTATTGGCAACATTCTGATTGTTCTGCTCGCTTGCTTCCAAATCCGGAAGAATGTTATCCTTAAAAAGAGAGACATAGTTTTCCAGATTTTCCTCGCTCTCAATATTAAATAAGGCTTTTACCTTTGCAGCATATTTCTCTGGAACACCTGCTTTCTTTAAAGCTTTTTTAATTGCAACTAAAATTTCCATAGTCTTTTTGCTTTAAAATATATTGGAGCAGGATTTTTACCATAAAAAAGGCTACCCGCACCCGGATAGCCTATATTCAAATAAACTTTAAATACTAATCTTCATCGTCTTCGTCATCATATCCGCACATGGCATCCTGCTCTGCCTGCATACGGTCACCCAAGAAATAATACTTTTTATATCCCTCTTCCTTTTCCTCCATGCTTAACCTTGCCCACTTGACGGAAGCCATCATTACTTCATCGTTCTCATCATACTTCCCAGCTTCGTAATTTCTGAGAATCTTTTCTGATCTTTCTTTCCAATATTGGCGAAGCTCATCTGTAACTTCCGGTACTTTCGGTTCCTTGCTCATAGCTCTTTCAATTTAATATTAATCTTATCTTCCTGCTCCGATATCGATATTATCTCAAATCTTGTATCAGTGGCAAAAAGTATTTCATATTGATTCTTTTCTACAAATTTACCGTTAAATTCCGAGATTTTCGATATATCCTTTCCATTTTTACCCTGAATCCTAAAAACTATGCTCACTTCATTTCTTTTCAAAGGGCGATAACTCGCAAACATATCAGCTATTTCCGGAGATTTGCTACATGATGTAAATATCTTGTGGGAAACCTCTTTTTTATCCTTATACAAAGCTTCGTATTCCTTTCGCTTTATTATAGTACCACGATACGTAATGCCTTTAAATGTTGGCAACAAATTCAACCCTTCACGAATTAATGTTGCGGCAGCTTTATTAAACTCGCTAAGGTTGTCATTATACAACTGCTTATTTAATTGTCGATAGTTGCCTCCGGCTTTAGTATAATGATGTATAGCGGCCAACCTTGTATTAGAAATATTCGGATATTCCTTTGAAAGAAAATCAATAGCACGCTGCATTGATACAGATGTGCTTCTTGTACGGGTAAACTTCTTTTCTTCCAATGTATAAATATTGGTTTTCAACTCTCCAAAGAACTGCCGGTTATCACGAATAAAATAGGGTTCATTGCTCCATCCTTTAGCCCTTTCAAGGTTCTTGTTTACCCAAGCTTTAGCCGATTGAGGTACATCTTTTACAACAAGTTCTTCCGGTATCGTATCATTTACCAAATACTCGGCCAAATCTTCCGGTTCCATAACTATTGGAGTCGCATAACAAATGCAAAATGGATGAAACCCTGTGAATTTAAATGTTTTCGGATATTTTCCAACCATCGAATCACAAAGTGCACATGGTCCTCGATTACTATCAGACCGTCTTATCTCTATGCCCAAAACAAAGTCCTGACCATTCCATCGTTCATAATCTGCTGCACGATAAGCCATATTGGTTGTCGTAGAGGATAATCGCAATGCGTTCATACTTGCACTACGGTACACACCTTGGCCAGGATGATAATTTTTCATAGGCTGAGATAAAATCAGTTTCCCATTTGCATCACGCACACGCCTAAAACGTTTGTCCGGCTCTTTAAGAAGTTGGCGCACATCCCGGCCTATCTGCCCGGCATTACGGCCTACCGATACTCCGGATGCAAGATAATACTCCAGTTGCTCTTTTGCCAACTCCGCAATATTCCACACACGGTCAGATAAGGCATTTCCCCTAATATCCATACCTTTTTTTAGCTGCAACATAGCTTTGGCATTATGAGCAAACAGCCCTTCTTTTATAGCTGTACTGATAGCCAATCCCTCAATATACCTTGAAATAAAATCATCATTCTTTAGTTCAGAACGTTTCCATGCGTCCATTTGAAATTGAGTAATATTGGCAAGTAGGTCAGATTGTAACTTTACCAACTCCCTATCAATACGTTTTTCTATTGACTGATTTCTTACCCATACACTATCTTTCCCCTTATCTGCCCATTGTTGAAGATAAGGGGAAATAGCAGCAATAAAACGATTAAAGATAGCTGTTATATCATTTTGCTGCACCAACATTTTTTGCAAATGCTGACTATCATAAAAGGAAAGCCCTTTACGTTTCATCATTCATCTGGATTAGCAGGAAATGTAGCACCAAAAGGATTGCTGTTTTGTGCCATTTCTTTTTCTTCTTTCTTCATGGTTGTAATCTCTTGTTTGGCATTCTTTGTATAAGGAGATTCTGCAGTAATGGTCTCTTGCGAATTAATAGGCTTATTACCGTTTGCAATAGCCAAGTTCTGCAAAATTTCCGTAAGGTTCTTGGGCAAGATTGAACCGAACTTCACCTCGAAATAATTTCCCTCTATTGCGCCAGCGTTTTTGATATGGGAAATACGGGCCATACCAGCCTGCACGATTGCCACACAACGCTGTACCACCGGGCCGAATATTTCCATCTGTTCCGTAGCTTTTATCTTTGCGTCAATAGTCATAAACTCACGAGCCACTCCAGATAAATCACCTATACCGATAAGATTATCAAAGGAGAGGTCAGGGCAAGAAGCACCGGAAAATATCTCATGCCTTTCGTTTGAGATTTCCTCTTTCTGAGAATCAATAGACTGCTGCCAAGATAAATATTCTGCATCACCATGATAAGCAGTTCCGGTATCCGGGTCCACTTCCATGGAGAAATTCAATTCCTTTCCCACCGTTTCCTTTGAAGGTAAATTGGTCTGGCCGTAAGTCTTTAGCATAGGGTCTCCAAAATAGTCATTAGTATCTGACATTCGAGAAAGGCGCATTTCATACGCATCCATAAGAACTGCTATATCTTCCCAGTCCGGTTGGTCTACCTCTGCATAGACAACTGGAATTTTCCCGAATAGATTCTTATCCTTTGTTATAACCCACTGCCCATCATTGATTCCGGTTATAATCTCATTAGCGGTATAAATCTTCACGCATTCACAACTTCTGCCATTAACCATAGCTGTGTATTTATGAATGAAGCCATCCATATCATCATCATCGTCAAAATGCGGGTAAAATTCATTGGTTACATTATCATCCTTTGGTGTTGATAATATTTTGGCTTTTAATACGACTTCTTTTTTTAAGATAGGATTTCCATCCTTATCCGTTCCCTTAATATTGCTTTTCGTTACAGGATAAAAGACAATCGCCCCTTTGGTTTCAGATAGTACAATACGAGCAAATCTCATAAAGACTGATTTCATCTTAAGCTTACGGACAAATACCTGCTTGAAGTCTTGCAAGCTATCATCATCCATATTATCTGCCGATACAATCATATCCCCACCGAACAAAAAAGCTGCTGCTGTACGTACTATCTTCTTTGGGATATTAGTTACAATCTTAGCAACCGGCACAGTCTTATCTTCCAAACGTTTTGGTTTTTCTTCGCCAGTATTTGGGTCTGTTTCAAACTCTGTATCTGAATATACAGCCACTTTTTTAGGTTCACGAAAACCTACTGAAGTTTTACGACGGCGGCGTTCTCCGTTATATTCCTCCAAATATTCTTTGGGGTCTCTATCTTCTATGGTATCTACACATAAATCACTGACTATTCGAGAAAAGTCGTCATTACTCAATATTTCGGATATTCCTGGCATATACTTTTCTCTTAAAATATATCCCCCTATTGTATTTCACCTCAACTATAAATCCCCTACCATACATACAAAAACTCTATTCTTCAAAAAAGAAGAATATGAAAAGACTTAAAAGAATAACCAATACAATCAAATGGTTCTTATATCAAGAACAAAGTAGAGAAAATCTATTATTATGGTTTATTGGGGATATAATCACAACATTCTTTATGTAGTAATTTTATCCGCGTCCTACTTTGCGTGTTGATTTTTTGAAATTCAGTCCGATTGACTCGGCAAACTCTGCAAGAATGGTGCATCCGTCCGGTGCATCATCATGAGCATTATCCCCCTCACGCTTATAATTTGTAAGAGCTTTCATAAAACGCCCGTAGTCAGAACCTTTAGTGTATTCTGTTTCATCGAGGAATGCGCAATGCTTTTTTATCCAGCCGGCTTTCATCAGAATACGAGTTTCTTTATGCTGAGTAGTAGGACGCGCTTGGATAAGACAGGACTTTCTTTTCGTGGTAACAAGTTTACGCACATTGATAGCGAATATACGCCCACCATTGTTTGACTCGATACGTAACTGGTCGCATTCGGTATCTATTACCATTTGTGCCAAGCGTGGCTCCGTAACCTCAACCGGGTCTTTGGTAAATAATACATCTGTGATAAAGTATTTCGGTCCGAATACCTTTGCGAATGGTGCACAGAAATCATCATCACCTTTATCCGCAGTATCACAAGCGCCAATAGTACCATCGGGTCTTTTACCTGCAATATCGGCGAGTTTAAAGCGCATAAGGGAAGACTTCGGAAATAGTAAACCTTTTGCTTCGAATGGCTCCTGCATATACTCGGCCATCCAAATACTTTCGTCTGTCTCCGAGCGCAATTCAAGGTAATATTCGGTCGTGTGTACATCTTCACAGAAGGACCGTTCGTTTTCATCAAGAGCAGCAATACGGATGATTTCATTATATTTCCCTGCTTCTTCCAAACGCCCAAGTACATCATTGGCAGACCAGCGTGTACCAATGTCAATAAGACAACAGTTACCCTCTATACGAGAATCATGCGTACCTTGTTTCCATGACCATACTTTTTCATTATTATTATCGGATAAGGCATCTTCCAAGCTCTTGTACAAGTCGTCCGTCATGGCGAGCATGGATGCACCGAAACCGATAACAGTTCCACCAACACCACCGCCAAAATAAGAAACCTGACGGGCTCCCTCAACATTCCAGCTCTTCACATTCTGTTTATCACCTTTAAGATAAATATCCGGAAATATCTCATGAAAACGTTTGGACTTCACAATATCACGGGCATCATAGGAAAGTTTATTGTACAATGTATCAGAACAGCAATTACGCATAACTGATTCTTCCGGAAAATGCCCGAGCATCCATGCGATAAACAAAGATGAAATATAAGACTTTCCTGCACGTGGCGGCATACTTACTGCAAGACGATAGATTATGCCGGCAGAGTATGACTCATATACACGCATAAAAGCTTCTGCAACTTTCTTCAGGAATAAACGCTTTGCAAAAAACTTCGGGTCATAGTATAAACAGAAAGCCCAGAAATCTTTCTGAGCTTCCCGCTTGCGAAGAATTGTTACTGCCTTCGCACGCTTTATAAGAATTTCCCGGTTGCTTTTACTCTTGTTCGCCACGTATTATAGCTATTAACTGTTCATCGGTCATACTTTCAAGTTCATCACCTAAATTCACATTGGTATCAACTTCTTTACGGTCGCGCCATTTTTCCGGCTGTCGGTTCTTCAACCAAAATATTGCAGCCGTTGTGTCCGGTGGATAATGTTCTATATACTCCTTTTGGTCAGTTATACGCCCATCAGATGTAGCGAATTTAGTTGCTTTGCATGAGTAACCAATAGCACGATTATACAAGCGAGAAGCTACATTGGCATCAGCCAAATTCTTTCCTTTTTTTAAGGACTCAAGAAATTCAGGGTATTTCTTTTTCCAACTATTGATTGTCTGTTCTGAAACAGAGAAGAATTCAGCAATTTCCTTGTCTGTCGCACCAAGCAGACAGAGTTTAAGGACTTGGTCGGAATACTCTTCTTTGTAATCCGATTTACGTCCTCTTTTCTTTTTTTCTGCTGAATTCTTCTTTTCTGTCATAACCAATAACTAACCAAAACTGACAAATTGAGACAACTCATCCTTTAATTCGGGCAAGCCTCCATTATCAAAATAGAAAGAAGAACGCATTTTTCCCTGTTTTTTTACCCCACGCATGGTTTTACACAAGTGTTCTCCCTCCAATACTATACCTATAGCTAAAGGTGGATATTCATCACCAAGTGCATTCCTTATCATATCAACAATATCTTGCGCCAATCTTTCTTGTATCTGTAAGCGGGCAGCGCAGTAATCTACTACACGGCCCACTTTAGAAATGCCAAGAATCTTTCCTTTAGGATTAGGGATATATGCAAACCAATACTTACCAAAGAAAGGCATCATGTGATGCTCGCACATAGAATAATATGTACCGGAATCAGACACAACACTACCACAAGATAAACCATCCTTGCCATTCGGGAATACAGTAATCTTTGGCTTTTGTTCAGGGTCATATCCACGAAATATCTCTTTCCACATCCTTAAAATACGATCCGGAGTGCCAACAAGTCCTTCTCGATTAGGATTCTCACCAATGTACGAAAGGATATTTCTTATCGCACATTCAATATCTTTTGGGTCTGCAGGCTTAGTTTCCATTTGGGATGCTTTTTTACATAATCAATAACTTCTTCTGTATTCTGACAAGAGCATGGCTGTAAATAATACACGGCTGCTGTCATTTCTTCATAGGTTGATAAATCCTGCCCAGTATAGACTACTTTTATTTCATGAGGATTAACAACAATAGCATTACTTCCTTCTTTCGGTGAGCAAGTTACCCAATCTATATTATTCGGTAAGGAGCGCGTCCCGTTAGTTTCTATACAGACATATTTACCTATCCGATGCAGACAGTCTACAAACTCCCTATCAATCCAAAGCGAAGGTTCTCCGCCCGTCAGTATGACCATCACTGCCGGATATTTCCCTACTTCCGACAAGATTTCCTCATCGGACATCAAAATTCCGTCTTCATGCTGCGTATCACAGAAAGGACATTTCAAATTACATCCGGAGAAACGGACAAAAACAGCCGGGGTTCCGGTATGATAACCTTCCCCCTGTATGCTGTAGAATATTTCATTTACCTTTTTCATACCATGCTATATTGTTTTCCGACTCCTGCACCATTACTTTAAAACAAGCCGGAACTTGTTCACAAATCCATCTTGCCATATTCTCCGCTGTCGTATTAAATGAAAGCACTTCATTTAAGTTACGGTGGTCCAACTGTTCCTGAATCTTTTGTTTTATGTGGGTAAAATCTACAACCATACCATCATCATTCAACTGTTTTGCCCGACACCAAACCACGATTATCCAATTATGCCCATGTAAATTCTCACATTTGCTCTCATAAGACAACTTCAAACTATGTGAAGCTGATATTTCAATACGTTTTCTAACTGTGTACATAATAACTATTTATAAAATGACAATACCTGCATTATTTCATCTTCTTCTTGTTTCCGACCATAAGTCCCGGATTCTATCAAAGGAAGAATTTCTTTTCTGATGTAAGATACATTCCTATCTATAATATCTTCAGTAAAAGGATAGCCATTCAGGGCAAAGGCTATAAACTTGCGGAAACACGGTTTACAACTCCAACATTCTTTCCCATGCTCCGGAGTATAACAACTGAACGATGAAGAAAAGGCCTCATCCATATCGCCACCTTGCGCAACAAAAGCCCTAACGAGTTCAGCCTTTGTGTATCGCTTGAAATCTAGATTTATTTTGATTTTCCTTTCTTCCGTCCAATGCTGTTTCTGATAAAGATAGTTCAATAACTGCTCATAGATATCAGCAAATACCGGAGATTTGTCAAGCACCCGATCCCCGGCCGTAGCACCTAAACAAATTTCATTCCCATAATTAGTGGCAATCCCGATAAGGTACATATTCCGCAACGGAATTATCTTATCTTCCCGTTCCCACTTGGAAAGGTCTAGTTTCTCCACTACAACATCAGCAGGAAGGCGCTTTATCTCCTCTTGTGAATACTTTGTGCCCATATCCACGTATAATTTCACATCAGGCTTCCAAATCTTGTCTATAAGCCAGCTATCCATGCCCCCTGAATATAGGAGGACTTTCTTTTCATAAGAACTCTTCTGCATACTTTTGAAATTTTATCCATTCATTAAAATTATGTCTATTCACCAAATCATGATGCCTGGCTCTCATCCCTTTTGGCGGATCGTAGCATTGCATCTGACCGTTATCAAACTTATATATCTGTCCATATCGGGCACCGGATAGCCATGTCGTACTATCAACACTATCAAATTTAAGGTATGGAAGATACTTGGAACTTGTAAAACCAAGCCCATGAATACGGATACCGGCACTATGGGCCTGGTCTATAAACCATTTCAGAATCATAGGATTCTGTCTGATTCTTCTACCTTCTTCCATTGCGGAAGTCGTACCGATAGCCACATAAGGATATTCTTCACACATACGTAGAAAATAATCCCTTTTTCTTGAAGCATGCCACACGGGAATAGGTTTCCGCCCTGTCTTATCTTCCAAGTAACGACGGTAATATTCAACCTTACGCAACCCGACAACAACATCAATATCAAGTTCAAAAAACTTTTGGATATTATTTTTGAGAATGAAATCAGCATACTTTCTTACATAGCTATCCCAGTCAAATCCATTATTATTTCCAGAAAAGGCAGAAAAAGCGCCACTATCAAGAATATGCTTTTCTTGGAGCACATAGTTGCCATATCTGCCGGATTTGTGTTCCCAAAAGGAACTAAGAAGATATATATCCGATGTATCCATGCACCATCTTCTGGCACATGGCTTATATCCAGCAAGATAAAGAATCATACCTCTATCTCTTTGTTACAATATGGACAAACCAATACTTTCTTTTTATGCTCTACCTTATCAGCACCTTCAAAGAAGCCCTCAATATCGGTAGGAATTTCATCAAATGGTAGGTCCATATTCCAATCATTGAGTTCTTCCAAGCAGAAATCTTCTACAATAGCGGCAAAATTAAATTGGGAGGAATCGGAAGCACGATTGTCAGCCAATGCCAACAGCTTCCTCTTTTCATCTTTTGTTGATAGGTCGGTTCTCTTAATAGCGATTAATTCCGTACCGTCAGACTCGATAACACGCACTTTTAACCCAAGTTCC